CGGGATCTTTACCACGTTGCTCAGTTGGACGTGATAGAGCATCAAGAATCCACTGATCTTCACGACGCCAAATGCGCTTCATGCCCTGCTTGAGCTTGATTGATTCACTGTTCGCATTTTCAGCGATTTCATCAATGTTTCTGAAGGTGTGAGCCCAAATGTTTTCATAAGGAGAACAAAGAACTTTGTTTAATTCTACGTCCATGTAAGGAGTCTGAATTGCAAGCCAGTCAGCGAGAGTAGGAGAACCAATCGTCTCGAAGTTAGCGCGATGTGCTGTATCGGTTGCAAGTGCATTGAATTCTGCTTCATCAGCAGGAGCGATTGTGTCGAAAAGTGCAACTTCACCAGTCTTAGCTTGACGGTCTACCATTGCAGGGAGTACCGCGCGAGTTTGGAAACCTGCGAGCTCAGTGATTGTATCACCGTAAACTACTTTCCACCATGAGTCGAGTGCCATAATAAATACCTCTTGAATTGAGATTTAAAAATAAATAAGAATATGTAATGGGGTGTCAGAGTATCCGAGAGAACGGGTCTGTAAAAGGGAAGCGTCACGGGTCGTTGCCGAGTGTCCATCTGCTTTATCTGCAAAGTTATACGCACTAAAAAAGCCTCACCATTTCTGATGAGGCTAAATAATTGATGTTTAGTGGTTTATGATCCGTACTTTTGCTGATATGCGTTAAGTCTCATTTGCTGATACTTTTGATGGTCAGGGTGTGTACGGTCTTTGTAGGCAGGGTGATTAGTGATCTGCGCCATACGAGCTTCAAAACCACCGGCTATAGGTGAATGATCGCCAGTGATCTGCGCTTCACCAATCTGAGATGAAAGTTTCTCAAGCATCTTGATTGCTTGGTAATTGTTAGCGAGTCCAAGTGATTTGAGATCTTCCATGATATCAAGTTGATTAGCAATGGCGTTCATTGACTTCATCTTTGCATCAAACTTATCTCCCCAATCTTGGCGTAACTTACCGACAGTTTCATCCATAACAGCCTGTTGATTGACTGCCTGAGCTTCGGCCTGGCTGATCGAAGTGTTTGCATAAAGGCTCATAACACCTTGCGCCTGCTCATCACTCAGTCCAAGTCTGTGAAACTCTTCACGAGCCCCTTTGTACTGCTCTGCATCAAGCTCGAACAAAGCATGCTCATTGCCTTCTGCATCAAGATGAGTTGGAGCTTTCCAGTCTGAGTAACCATCAGCGGTAGTTGGACGGCCTACTTTCTCATAGAACGCATCCCAAGCTGAATGATCAGCATCAGCCCCAGGTCTTTCAATACCTTTCTCGCGAATTTTCTTAACCAAGTTTACATGGCCATTCATGAAGTCTTCCATTGACTTATACTTCTGAATATTCACGTTTTCACGGAAAATCTCAGGCAGAGCATTAGTCCATGGGGAATTGTCGTTGTGGGGAGTTCTGTCAGGGGGATTTAGAGAACCCCCTCCAATGGGATCTTGACTGGAGGATGAGGGAGGGAGGGAATGAGTGTCATTGCCAAGAAGCCCACCGGAGGAGGGAGGAGATGTATTAATATTGCCTGCCGGACTAGGATTTCCAGTCGGTGCAGGTGCAGGAGTTGATGTTGTAGGGGCATTTGATGCCGGTGCGGGTGCTGTTGCGCCTTCCATAGTAATTCCTCCAAGAATTAACTGTTTAACATTTTGTATAAGTGAACGGCCACAGATCTGCGACCTTGTTGATATGCAGAGATTGAAGCACTCTCATTGAAAGTGTCTTCATTCATCTTACATATATTTTCTGCAATATGCTTAAGAACTCTCTTTGCTTCGGGAGTGCTGAAGGTCATTTGATACAAAGCTTTTAGTTGCTCATGTTGCTCCTTTGCTTGTTTCTCGCGATCTTCTTTCCTTTGTGCGTGAATGTTCTTCCTCATAATGCAAGACCTTGGTTTTGTGCATCCTGGAGGAGTGATCCCTCTTCGGGTGCTTTTGTCATGTCAATCGGTGCGACTTTGTCAGCCATCATCATTGCTGATTGAGCTTCGGCATCTGCTTCTGCTCTTTTCGCTCTGAGTTCTTCTGTCTCATCCTCAGTACGGATGATGTCAGGATCAACATTGTTTGAGTAATAGATATTTTTGACAAGCTTATCAATATCAACCACATCATTGATTGCAGGTACTTCTGAACTTGCTTTATAGATGCCGATGGATTGCTCAAAGCTCATCACCGCTGAGTTGGATTCAATCTGCTTTAATAGAGCCGATAAACGAGTTGTGTATTCAACCTTCCACTCTTGCCCCTGTAAAGCTTTGGGAACTTGATCAATAATGCCATGTTCCATAAGTAGCATAAGAGTGCGAGTGATGCAGGGACTAAAGAACTCATCATAAAGTCTATTGACAATTGGCGTGAGTGCTTGGGCTTTCTCAGCATTGCGGGCATTTACCTCTGTTGCTGTCATCCCTTTTTCAGTGTCGGACATCTGCATAAACAAGTTAGCAAAGAAGAAGTCCATCACATCATTTTTAAGGTCAGCTCTCTGCATTTGACCTGCTTTAATATCGATATCAGGCTGATAGAAAGTGAGCTGTCCATTCTGCAATGGGTTGTAATAGTTCACTGCACCTGGCACGATGTCGATGTCCTCATTTGTTGAGCCTGCCGGTAAGAATACAGGAGGCATTAACTTGAGTTCTGTACCATCAATGATGTCAGCTCTCAGCCTGTCAATTTCGCGAACTGTTGGGAGACAAGCAAAGCTCGGGCCACGCCCATAAGCTGTGGGAGAAGTACGGATAAAGCGAGGGACGGCATAAGGGAAATTATTATAACCTGACTCCTCAACAATAAACTCATTTGTCTCATCAACATAGTACGAGGCAAACTCCATGTTCTTATTGTCTTTCTTTTCCTTGTCACGATGGAAGCGAGGTAACACAACATGATAAAAAGGCATCTGAACAAATCTTTTGTCAGGATCATTAAAAGCCTTAATCATCTCCGGTGCGTTATTATCGCCCCAACGCTCGTAAGCCTGCTGAGGTGTAAACTGGAATGATCTGAAAATGGTATTAACAACACCTGACTTCCCTTCAGCAATGGAACACTGAGTGATTGGAAATGACTTATACACAAGCTCTTCATCTTCATAACCGGTATAAAGAACACCAGTATTGAGAGTGCAGTAATAAAGCAAAGCCTCATAAGCCATCATGGAATAATTTGAGTTCTGCATCTGTCTTAAACACTCTTTTGATGCCTTAGCGAACCACTGCTTAACCTCTTCATTATCATTCAACTCTTCATTATTAGCTCTAAAGCCAAAGAACTCCGCGCCCATTGATATTGTGTTGGAAAAGATGCCGGAAGCTAAAATAGTTGATGCTCTTTGCCCAATAGGATCTAGAGGCTGATTTTCCTCTGAAATATTGGATCTGTTGCGATCAACTTTCTCGGACTGCATCTCAGGAAGGTAATAAAATAAAGCTGAGTCAAAGACAGGTTTTAAGACATCTCTTTCGCTCTCAAGCCTGGACTTCATTCCATTGAGATCATCAACTGAATAGTTTTCCATATTAATAACCTAGTAAGTCTTTTTTCTCGTCTGTTTCTGCTTCAGCGGGATTAAGTAAGCTCTGCTGTGAACGACCTTGCATTGATGCCTGTCGTCTGCGCTCATCGCCCATAGCTTGACTTACATTTGTATCCTCACGAGTAACCATTGGCGCAACTGGCTTTGGCTTTGGTGGAGTCTTCACTTTTGGACTTTTGAAAGGGTTTGCACTGCCCATGATAAATTCCTTCAATCATTTTAACGTTAAATCCGACCTTGCTTGCTATCTTTGCAACGTCCGGCCTGTCTAATGGGATATACGCATTGATAGTGTGGACATAAGGTTCTATGCGCTCACAGATGATGTCAAAAGCCTTAAAGAAGTTCACTCTATTAAAGGTTGCCATGTGAAATTCTACAGTGCCTTCATCAACCCAATCCAGGAGGACAAGTGCTTTCACTTTCTTCTCATCATCGCTCAACAAGGCAAATACCCAACAGTTATCCACTACATGCTGAACTGTCATGTCAGGAATAACATTTTCAACGCCATGAGCCATGTCAATTAACTCAAAAGCCTGCCTCATATAATCATCATGGTAAACAAGAGAACATTTCATCTGTAATTCCTCCGGCTAAGTATTGTGTTTGATCTTGGGGCCCGTCCACCTGTGGGCTGTTGGAACTTTTGCATCTGTAGTTCTGCCATTGACCAATAGCGCGCACCATCAATCAAGTGATTCCATTTATCAATAGGATCTCGCTTCCATTCACCATCTCTTATACCTTTCTTCCAAGTATAATGCTCCATCTCCATCCTGAGGTTGTGTGAAGCTTTGTGAATGTATATCTTGCGCTGTCTCATGAGGTCTAAACCTTGAAGGACTGAACCTGGACCTTTAACACAGGGAACAACATTAAAGCCTGAGAACCTTAAGTCTTGAATTTGCTGAGGACACGCACAATCTGCATAAATCTTGACCTCTTTATCAATGGACAATTCATTCAACACGCCTTCAATCGATGGTTCACCAGGTCTTGTCGCGTTCTCTGTTGTGATTAATCCAGTCTCGTAGCACAATTCTCTGAGATATAAACCATCTTGGAATAAAGCACATTCAACAATGGCGGTCGGATCAAGTGAAAAGCCAAAGTCCAAACCAAGTCCGTATCTCTGACAGTTGCGCGGATCGGGGAAAAAGTCCACCACATCGAATAGTTTAAAGATTGCACCTTCAACACGGCCACGCTCACCTAATCCATAAACCGACCACTTGTAGGCGTCTGCTGTACCACGCTTCTTATTCTCTGCTGTTGGCTCATATTTCTCAATTTCATTGATCTGCTTCTGAGTGAGAAAGGGATTATCTTTGTATGTTGAGTGCCGGTAAGCAACATTATCCAACACCGCATCAATAAACTGCTCGAATAACCAGTGTTTATTGAATGAAGGGTTAAAGTCAAAAAGTGTTAAGTGAGTCGTCCGGTATGATGTTTGAGAGTAAGCATCTTCTTGGATCTCCATTGCCTCATTGAACCATGCAACGTGCTGTTTTTTACCATGCAATTTCTGAACATCAGAAGTAGCATTAAAAGTAAAAACTGAGCCGTTGTTCCATCTGAATATCTTTTCTTGACCATTCCACGAGCCTTCATCCCACATATCAAGAGTTCGCATAACTTCTTTAAAGTCTGCAATAGTTGTGTCATTGTGTGTTGTGGAGTCATAACGAAAGCACCGGACGACTGATCCAGGTTTCTCCACGCACCAACAGATGATTAAATACTGAAGGATCGAATAAGTTTTGGTTGAACGAGTAGAGCCCTCCAAGATAACTGTATCAATAGAGGGCTCATTGTGGCATTCAAGCAAAAACTCTAAGTTTACTGTGCCTTGAACTTCGGCCATATTTCCTCCAAGAAATATTAAAGATCGAGGCTGTTTACATCAACTTTGAGCTTGGTGCAAAGTGCCTTGATTTCTTTACCAGTGAGTTCGTCCTTAACCTTGATTGGCTCACCAGTTGCAGTAAGCTTCAGTTTTTGTCTAAGACTTAGTTTGTATTTCTGATCATCGACAAGAGGTCTCTTGCCCAAGATCATTTGCTTTTTTTGTTCTTTCTTTGACATCGCGGATTTCCTTATTTTAGCGCGTTGATTGCTTTAGTGAGATTGCCTTTCTGCCCTGTAGTGAGGCAAGACTTATCAATAGCCTCAAGCTGATCAAGACTCATTGTGGTAAAGTCCATATCACCGGCAGATGAAATTTTCTTACCCGATG